CTATCAATGTATCTAGGTAAGCTTGCTGTGTGGCAATCTGGTCATCAATGCTTTCGATTTCGGTGTCTATTTGTTCTTTGGTGGAGTCATCAAAGCGCCGCCGTTGCGCTTCGAGTTCAGCGGCTTGTTGTCCGCTTTCCAAAATAGCTTGCGTGCGTGCCTGAGCGAGTTCCATTTCAGCTTGTGCCGCATCGTTGGCGGCAAGTGCGCCATCCTCGAGTGCTGCATTCAGGAGCTCGCTTTCGATTTTATACGCGGCAACACCGGCTTCGCTTTGTTTGATTTGATCGGCGAGTGCTTGTTCCTGCGGGGTTAGTCGCAGCACCCCCTCGAATAGGGCATTCTGACTACTAATATTATCATCGTAAGATTGTTTGAGATCGTCAAGTAATTTCTGCTCGGCTTCTCGTGCCGCGTTAATTTCTTCCTGTCGCGCTGCCGCTTCACCCGATGTCAAACCACCCGCAATATCTTGTGCGACATCGCGGCGTGTATTAATAACAGCATTTAGTTCTTCGGCTTGTTTCTTCGCATCGTCAATGAATTTCTTCCATGCAATGCTGATCGCTGCGATCGCTATCGCACCGATGCCCAACGCACCGATAAATCCGGCGCTACTTGTACCAAGTGCACTTGCGGCGTTGTTAATCACACCGGGTAAGCCCGACGCCGCTTCTTTCAAGCGTGGCACAGCTTCCACCACAGCGAATAACTCAGATACTTTACCAACACCTGATTCAATCCCTGCACCACCGAACGCCCCGACAGCACCACCAACGGTACGCAGATTACTTTCAACATCACCGGCTAGCGCAACCCCTTGCGAGGTTTTATCAAAGCGCCCCTGTGCGCTATTGGCTTCGGCAACACGGGCGGATTCGGCTTGCGCGTCGGCTAACTTACGCGCTTCCTTTGCGCCGCGTACCGCTTCGGCGCGTTGGTCGGCGAGTGCGCCTGTTGCTTTTTCAATTGCATCCGCAAGGGTTTTCTCTTGCTTTTGGAGGTCGCGCAACTCATCGTTAAATTGCGCGGCGGTTTTCTCACCCCGCTTAAATGCGTCAGTTAACTCAGCTTGTTGCTTGATGATATTTTTTAGTTGTTTTTGTGCGGTTTTCACGCCGCTATCGTCGGTTTCAATCGACACGAGCGTGCGAATGTCGGTATTAGGCATCGTCGTCTAGTTCTCGTTTCATGTAGGCTCTATAGCCAAGTTGAGTTGCAATATCATCAAGTAAGCCGGGGTACACCCGTTCGCAATCTAAGATTTCATGAGGGAGTTTGTGGAATTGGAATAACTCCACCATATCCGCGATCCAGCGCGTGATGGGTTCGGGGTAGGTCACTGTCCACTGGTTATCGTCTACGTAGTCGGTTCGGGTGGCGTCAAGGATGGCGGTTCGCCGGACGCGGCCACGCTGTTCGTCATCCCACTCCCCACGCTGACTGATAAAAAAAGGTTCATATTGGCACTGAAAGACCCGTTGCGTTCAACGGCGGCTTTAACCCACTCATCTCCTAAATCTTTCGGTACATGATTTATCTGCTCATAGGTCGGAGGGTAGGCAATATCTAACTCATCACCATCGGGAAGAATAATGGTGTGGGTCTGCCCGTCTTCCAAGGCAACCCATTTGCCTTTTTTGCAGACTTCGATTTTACGAGTTGCAATGGCGGCGACCATCGCATCGGTAGCCATGATGCGCTGAACAAAGCGCAGGTTATCCATAGCTTGAATATCTTCCCCCTGCCACTCGCTTTCTTGGAATACGGTGAACAAGTCAATCTGTGCGGCGCGGTTGACCATCCCCACAGTGATTTTTAGTACCCCTTTATACTCGATAACAGGCATTAGCTATCACCCGGTTCATCGGTTTCAATCAACGCTGCCACGAGAACATCCAATCCCGCTGCACTACCCAGTGTGAATGCCGGGTTTGTGCTGCTGACATTGACTGCGCTCGGTGTTGTTTGCGTACCATCCACCCACACCGTTAAGTTCGTACTGGATTGCGGCGGGTGCGAAGTCTGAAACGCGGTAATCGTGCCATCCCCGCGCCAGAAATTAAAACGCGGTTGATAGTCGGTGACAAATTCAATATACTCCGCTTCGGTATTCCCCCAGTTGGCTTCTGTGAATTGCTCATTCCATGCCGTGAATTTTACCTGTGTCGGGGTTGCATTATAGGTGATGTCGGTATTCTCTGCTTCGTGCGAGGGGGTTTGCTTACTGATACGGACAGAGGGATACACGCGCCCTTCCCATTGCCGCAACTTACCAAATGTTGCGCTGTTCAAATCAGCATCTAACGCCTGGCGGTATTCCACAATCAAAACCTGTGGCTCGTCGCCTTTGTTATCGGTGTTGCCCGCCCGGAATTTATTGCTATTGATCGTGCGGATTTTCCCGCCTTCGATCATAGCATCTAAATCCATATTGGTTTTAGAAGCGGTAAATGTAAACGACCCGCTTTCTGTGGAGGGCAGCTGGTCTTGCATATAGGCGCGGTCATCCCCGAAGTGCGTAATGTTACGCGGTTGCGGGTCTGTGACCGTCACGGTTTTAATCCCCTCGACCAACGTCCCATTAACAGGGGTTGCTTGGCTATCATTAGGGGTGGGTAAGCCATCGTACAGGGGATAAATCGCCCCGTACCGTAGCCCTACACCTGCACTTTTGGTTTTACTCATGTTTGTTAATCCTTATAGGTGACTGTATCGAACGTATGAACTTCAAAATTAAATGCAATGGCGTGAAATAATCCGAGTGTAAATTGTCCGGTGTCGTTAATCCCAATCGGGTATTCTGCCATAATGTAACCTTCGTCGTTTAGAATATCGAGTTTCGCCACCACAGTTTTCGGGGCGCTTTCTGTATCATCTTCCATGCCGGGACGGGCGGCGAAATAATTGCGTACCGGCGTAAAGTAACCCTCAACATCGGTTTGCCCGGTCTGGATATTGCCCATTGTGGCGCTACTCACGTACAGCACACAGCGATAACTCCGAGTTTCACCAATGATTGCTTCCCCGTAGCGATCACGGGTATAGACCCCATTACCTGGAAACGGAATCACAGCAGGCAACAGCGCGGCGTTCAGGATGCGCGGGATCGCAGGGAAGGCGTTTTCAATACGTAAGCCGTTGTCGTCATTGGAGAAATTCGCCCACATGGTTGCGAAGCGGGCAGATACTTGAGAGACTGTTAAACTAGCCATGTATTCTAAACCTTCGCTCGTTGTCAATTGCATCCCAGACGAGATTCGGAATATCCGTATTGCTTGTCCGGCTACTTTGCGCCCCTAATTGAATCGAGCCGCGTGTATCACGGGTCTGGTATAACCATGAAGCAAGCTGTGTCACGGCAAGATGCACACGGGGCGACGGTTGCCCGTCGGCGTTTTCGCCCAATGCCCCGATGACTTTGATTGCACCCAAGCGTGTATCGTCATACGCCCATGATTTTGATTTCAATTGCACGCCCCAATACGGCGTACTGTTGCGCGGGATTGTCACCCAATCAGCACTTGTGAGCGTTCCTTGTCCGTCGTTTTCAATGCGGGTGATGCTACGGAATACATCGTCAACAAAATAGAGTTTCCGTCCGCAGACATACGGTTCAGCAACATCGAGGACTAGCGTGCCTTGTGTGCCATAATAGTTATTCCCTGTTTTGAGAATAAAAAAATCACTGGCTTGTTGAATATGCTCAGTGATTAGGGTGTCATCTAAATGTTTATCGAAGACCAGCGTGCCGTTGGTATTTGTACCGAGTGCCAGCGTGCGCTTAACGTCATCTAGGTTGGTGAGGGTTGCCATTGTGCCTCGATTGCTAATTTATGCCTCAAGATTGCGCGTCTACTTTCGTATGCGCTATGTTGCTGGTTGTCCCGTCCGAGCTGTGACGGATGCCAATAGAATAAGCCTAAAATATCGTGTAACTTCGCCATCTGAATCCCGCAAACGGCTAACCGTAACCACATCTCATAGTCGCCGGCAATGATAAAGCTTTCATCGAATAAGCCCGCTTGCGTGTGCAGGTCACGTCGCCACATCGGGGCTTGCCCCATGTAGCAATGTCGTAATAAATCTAGCGCGTTATATTCAGGCCATTGAAGCACCCCTTCCTGATAGGGTGGTTCGTCGCATAAATCATAGTCGCTATCCCATGTCGCATTGGGTGTTGTTGTGACATAAGCATCAGCGTACACAAGCCCGACGGTGGGGTGCGCGTCTAAATACGCCGCTTGTTTCTCATACGCATCGGGCGCGTGGCGATCATCGGTGTTGGCGTTGGTAATATACTCACCGCTTGCAATCCGTATGCCTCGATTCCATGAGACATACAACGGCTCGCGCATTGTGGTAATCACCGTGATCGGGATGCCTTGCCGCAAGTACTCTTTAATCAGGAACAATTCACCTTGCGTACTACCCGCATTGATGACAACGATTTCAAGGTCGCCTTGTTGCCAGAGTGTCTGGTTCAGCAGGTCGTCTATACACCCTTTGAAAAAGCGTTCGCTGTTGTAGGTGGAAACAATCGCACTAACTCTCATAAGTTCCTTTTTGCCCATTTATAGAGCATACAATCCCACTTATTTATCCCGCGTATTTCTTTGAGAATGTTCTCATCTACCGTGTACGGATACGATTGATTGTTACTGGTATAGCGCGGCTTCTGCCACGTCATCACATCACATAGCCGATCCACAAAACTATCGTAATCATCTTGAAACCCGACCATCAACGTTTGTAGATTTTGTATAGCGGTTTGTGTCATGGCTTCGGTAACAGGCTTGGGACTAACCAACGCCTTATAACTATGGAGTTGCCGTACCATTGCGTTATCTACTTGGTCAGTCATCCCGATTTTATTACTCGCAAAATCGAGAATGTGCATCGGCTTACCGCCTTGCCAGAATGTCCCATAGGCATTCCAATGTTCAGGACGCGATTTTAGGCACATCTGATAATAGCTTGCAATCCGTGCGCCGGGTTCTCGTAATAGCGTAAATGTCAAACGGGTATCCGTTGGTGGTAAGCAATCGTAGGGAAAGTGGCTATGGACAAATCTCGCCGCATCATTCTGATAGGGACGGGATAGGGTTTCCACCACGTCGCATTGATCAGGGCGAAAGAAATAGCGACACAGTTCAATCATGGTACGCCCGCCCGTTTTTGGGATATGCAAGAACGCGAGTTGGCTAACCATTGCGTACCTTTTTGTAGGCTTGGATGCTGTCGCGTCGCGCATTTCTGAAAGTGTGTTTTAAATCACTCATCCAACCACTCCATAACTTGTGTTGCACGGTGGGTATAGGTATGGCGCTCGTTGCATAGATAAGATGCTTCCTCGCCGATACCGTCTAAATCATACCGACCTGATAAAGCTTTCTCGATTACGTCTAGCAAATCCTGCGGGCTATCGTACATAAAACAATTATGCTCATTTACTAACCCTAAGTCTGCTAGGTACTCCGCACGCGGGGTAACAACAGGTGTTTCGGTTGCCATGACTTCAAATAAGCGCATGTTCGCGCTGTCATACGCTTGCGGGTGTCCGTAGCGCGTCGGCACATTCACGCCGAGCCGCGCCTGATGGTAGTTACTCACAGCATCCGCGCCGAATTGCCCCTGCACGGAGGATAGACTGAATTTAGAATTAATATCGAGTAACATTTGTTCGCGTTCTTTATCCCGTATATAGCCTACAAACGCGACATCAGTTAGCTTAGTAACAGGTTGCTCCGGTGGCGCGTAGCCCGGTGTGACCGCTAACGGTAGCCATTTGCCACCGAAGTGCGCCGCGTCTTGTTTCTGAGCGCAACAAATCAGCGCCCCGTTATCTTGTAAACCGCGTATATCCATCTCGTGCGCGTCGCGTTCATGTTGCCAACGGATGTCAATGCACCAGACCACCAGACGGCCATCAATCTCAAGTGACCACATACCCGCCGATGTTGTATCCCGATGGAATACAGCGCCAACAGATTGCGCGTGTAGGGCGTCCTGGAGCATGTAAATCGGATGATGGCGGGATGGGTAGTGGCTCATGTAGCCTGCCCGATGAAATACCACCCGTTGCGATAGACTTCCTCAAACTCGCTCAAGAAGTCCTCAAGGATATGCGCTTTCAAAGCTAGCGGGTGTCCGGCGTCGTAATGCGTGGCGGCGCTATGTTCACGCGGGAATTCGCCTAAGACCACATAGCCACCTTTTTTGATGTGCTTACGGATGAAATCAAGGATTGCGAGAGCATCCTGACAGTGCGGGATCACATTAATCATGACGATGCAATCAAATTTCTGGCGCGTGTTCCAATCCTCAATTCGCTTATCTACGAATTCAACATCGTGACCTACAAGCGTGCCGTCTGCATACGTGCAATTCGGGTGATCGCTTACGAAATCTTTGATCAACGGGTCAAGCAGGTAAACTTTCTCCGCCGGATGCTCAGGCAGAATGAAGCGCGTATTTGTGAATACACCGCACCCGAGCTCGAGGTACTTACCTAAGTTATCAGGCAATGCCGCATAGCCACCTAGCATATCCCGGTGGAATTCGTTGCGGTCAGTGGCCATGTTGATATTATGCGTCAACCATGAATAGCGTTCATAGGCTTGCGCGATAGCGTAGCGGTCATCATCTACCTTGAGAACGCCGTCATCTGTCTCGAAGCGGGTATCGTTGGTTTGCTCTAATGCGTTTAATGCCTTGTCCCCCTTGCGAACATCGGTCGGGGAGCTTACAAAAATTGGGTCACTCATCATGTGGTATATCCTTAATTGCTTGGCTCATATGCTGTGCCATCCGTTCCCATGTGTACAGTTGGGCGCGGTGCATAGCGGTTTGCTGTCTCTCGAAATCTGGTTGCAACGCCTGATTCATAGCGTCAGCGACTGATAAGGGTAGAAATACATTGGCGTAATACGGGCTATCCTCTGCGAATTCCGGGATGGCACTGCGTTCGCCACAGACAACAGGTGTTCCGCAAGCCATTGCTTCCAGCACAGGCAGACCGAAGCCCTCAAATAAGGACGGGTACACAACCATAGCCGCGCCGGTGTAGGCACTTGCGAGATCGCTATCGTCTAAGTGGGCGTGTTGCCAATGATACTGCTGTGCAAATTGGTTATCGGCTATCGTGCGATCTTCGCCCCCAATAGCCAGCACTTGATAGTTATCTTGTGCGTTAAAAAAGCGCCACGCTTGATAGATGACACCCACATTCTTATACAACCCCCGCCGGCCGACAATCAGAACATACGGTTTCTCGATACCGTAGCGGGCTTTGAACGCCGCGACTTGTGCCGGGCTTGCGCGTTGGATGTCCGTGCCGCAATGGGCAACGAATACAGGCTTATCGGTTAATCCGCGCACGTCGGTAGCTGTCCACTCCGAGATCGTGACCACCCCGTCGGCGGCGGCGATGGCGGCGCGTTTCTTGGTGGCGTCGGGGTGCTGTGCGCCGATCGCGGGATAATGCTCTGCGATACAATCGTATACGACGCTTATAGAGCGCAGGGAAGCGGGCGGCACGGCGTAATAGGTGCTTAAGTATGTTGTCGGGCATTCTATATCCTGGAGCAATGGTTGCAGGTAAGGAAGAAGCTTGCGCCATAGGGTACTAATACCCCCATGCGCTTGCAGGCGAAAGATCGCGTCATCAATGAGAATGGTCACAATACCACCTCTGCAATCGTATCCCAAATTAAATCCAGTCGCGCCTCAATCGTGTACTCATCAAGTATCGTCTGCCGGATTTGCGCTTGCCGCGTCGCTAACTCGATACTCGGTGCGCGTTGTATCCAGTCGATGACATCCATATTGTAAGCGAGATCATCAAGTTTCAATTCAATAAATGGCTCGCCGCCATAGTAGCCAGACTGCTCGGTGCAACACGGGAGTAAACCCCAGCACGCCGTTTCATTCAAGGTTGTCGGGTTGGCATCAAAGCGCCCCATTGTCAGAAAAGCATCGAAGCGATCACAAACCCATTCAATCGTAGACGGTGTAAATTCCATGCCGTTCATGCTATGCACATGCGGGACGTGGTCCCAGAAATTCGGGGCAACCGTGCCGCAATGCAGCAACTTGATTCCGGTAGTGCGGGCAAGTAACGCCACCTGATCTAATCCTTTAATCGGGTTATCGTAACCAATGCAGAGAAACGCCCGCTTGCCGGGTTCGTTCCATGTGCGCTTACTGAATGGATGCAGGTCAGGATTGCAAACGTTATCCAGTCGCACCGCTTTCGATTTGTATTGTGCATACTCGCTACCGTCTATTGCATCCCACCAATAGCGTCCGGTGTTCAGGAGTAAACGGTCTGCCGCGCCCCATTGCTCATGTAAGCTCGCCAGGGCTTCATTGCCAACCATTTTTAATGTGAATGGCTGCAGAATGATTTTCGCTTTGCATGATTGGTGCGTAACCTGTTGACTAAAGCAACCGTCATCAAACCATGCGTGATAGATGCAAATGTCATCTTCCCCGATGGTTACAGGATCGGTGCTATCGAGATTCACATACTTGAAATCCCACCCGTGTTCCTGCGCTTTTTGCCGGAGCATGTTCCCTGTGTGCCATGCGTGATGATACGGGCTACGGCGCGGCTCAGGACTATCAAGGGTAATGTAATCGGGTAGGGAATAACTAAACCAGAGTGTTACCACCACTTACCCTCCATTGCATTAGCCAATGCGATTTCATACCGTGTAATCTGCTGATCAACATCACAGATGGATGCCGTTGTAGCACGGACGTGTTCTCGGTTCATATCCCATGCACGGTCTATTGCATCCGCAACCGCTTTTACCATGTTGCCGCCCATCGGGACAAAGACACCGTTCGCACCATACTTGATAATGTCAGACGTGCCACCAGTGGGGTAGCCGACAACAGGTGTCCCGGATAACCCGGCTTCCAATGTGGTCAGACCGAAGCTTTCCATCAAGCCGAGTTGCAAAAAGACCCGCGCATTCCGTAGCAGGCTGCGCTTGGTTGCGCCGCTAACTGCCCCGACAACATCCACGTTTTCGCGTCCGCCACTTGGGAAGCGCCCGATAATCCCGCCGCCTGCCAATACAAGATTAAGTCCCATATACGCACAGGCTTCAATCGCTAACAATGGTTGCTTGATTTCGGATAGCGCACCCATGAATAACACAAATGGGTTTTCGTAATGTTCGTACAATGGCACGAACGCATCCGGGTTCAACGCATTCGGGATAATCCGTGCTTGCTCGAATGCGGGTGGCATCGCGGCTTGCTGTCCGTGCGATAACAGAACCGCACAACGGGCGTAATCTTGATAGACATCATGGTAAACATTCACAACCGGAAGCTGTGGGAACAAGCGGGCGAGTTCGTGCAAGTGTCCGTTATCTAAGAATACATCAAACGGATAACTGCGGTGTAAGCGCATGGCATCGCGGGCGAGTAGGGCTTCGCCTTGATAACCGTTTGCATCGACTTCCACCAGCGCCCCGCTAAACTGACTGCCGACTTTGGCAACCAATGTTACATCATGCCCCCGCCCTTTAAGCCCTTCGGCAACCTGCCAGGTCATCAGACCCAAGCCGTGACCGTCCGGTGTCGGTGTCGGGAAGACACAATCGGATAGGACGCAAATTCTCATTAATCACCTGCAATCGCTGTGCGCGTGAGTATGGTTTCAGTCAGTGCGATGTCAATGTTTGACGTAGCTTCCATCACACCTTGCGCCACCCAGATACCAATGAGAAGCAGGAGAACAAGAATGCTGATACTGATTAGAATATTACGAGTACGGGTTGTCATGATACGTCCTTTATCTGCACTACCTGAATGGGCATGGTAGGATTCGAACCTACACGGTGTCTCCTTCAAGATTATCACCAAACAGCTTCTACTGTTCGCGTCTGCCATTTTCGCCACATGCCTACCTGTATTATACCATAGTCACAGGGCATTAACACCCCTTACGCACCGACTTTCACGTTATCGAGAACATATTCCGCGATTCTATCAAGTGCGGGTTTCGTATACGTTGCAAACACATGATCAATATGATACGCCCGTGCGCCCGCGATACAATTCTGCGCCCGACGCGGGTTATCTTTGTCAGCATAGGCGGCTTCGAGTTGCTCAACAATAGAAGCAATGCCCGGCTTCGCCACGAGGGCATTCTGCCATGACCATTCCGGTTCGTATTCCAGTAACCAGCCATCGAAGCAGAGTTCAGGACTGGCGGCGAAATTGGTCACGATCGCAGGCGTGCCGACTGCCGCGTATTCGAGTACGGGTAAGCCGAAGCCCTCGCCGCGTGTCGGTAGAATCAGGACATCTGCCGCTTGTGCGATGGTTGCCATGACGCTTGACGGGATGCCTGTCGCAAGCTGGTATTCGTCAGCAAACTTTACCGTAGCGGGATCAATCTCGAATTGCTTGATAAGTTGGCTAATATCGACCCCGCTGGTATTGCCGAGTGCCAAGCGTCCGCGTTTGGTCGTGTGCATATAGAGCAGGCTATCCGGGTGTGCGGCACTAAAGATTTGCCACGCCATTAGCAATTCCGGAATCCCTTTGCGGGATGGTACGCTATCATTCACGCCGACAAACGATACCATGAAGGTATTTGGACTAACTTTGGCTGTGTTGCGGGCGCGTTGCTTGTCGCCGGGTTTCCAGATGGTCGGGTCAATCGCGTGGGGCATATAAACCGTGTCCATACCGATTGATTTGAATTGCTTTTCACCATACCGTGACATCGCAATCACCGCCTTCGCGTGACTGACCGCATGAGCTACCGCAGGGGCTACCGGGTAGGTATCAACCGGAGCATACGGAAACCAATTTAGGTTTTCCATAACACCCGTGTTCATCCCCCACGCATCGATCAGAGTAATGACCGCATGAGCGTTCTCGCGTTCATAGTGCGCGTGCATCATATCGCCACCCAGCGGGTCTAAGCCCGTCGGTAGGATTTTGATATTGTCGCGCAGGGACGGGAGGCGCGAGCCATTGGATAACTCGAAGACAACGACATCGTGACCGGATTGTTTGATACGCGGCACGAATAAGCGCGATTGCAGCGCATAGCCGGACTGTGAACTATAGTTGCTTGCCCATAATAGTTTCATCGACTACACCGGGATATAGAAACGTGCGCCGACGGATTGCGCGGTGGACATCTTGATTCGCACATAGCGATACGGTGCGAGGGCTTGAACGATCTCGTCACCACTCACAGCATACCCGCTACCGGGTGCATCAAATGTCAGCGTTGAGTTGTTGCCATTGCGGAGATCAACATAATTCGCCAACGGATTCCCTAATGTATCGTAGTCATTATCCCCGTACGCACTCACCATAAAAGATAGTGTCCCGGTCACATTGCTATCAGTGATTAATCCGCCCGGTGACCAATCGCTAAAGTCTAGCTCACTCGATAGTGTACCCGTTGCGGTAATTGTCCCGTGTATGAGTCCCGGACGAAAACCTGAGATTTGTACCATAGTTTATCCTTAGTAGGGGAGGGCGGGAAAAAGCCGCCCTGTCCACTTGCTTAGTAGTGTGCTTCTTCCAACAGAACTTCGATGATAAAGATACCATCGACTGTCAGTGGTGCTACCGTATCACTACTGGTATACGATAAACCGAGTGACTGTCCGGCTGTGAAGATGTAGTTATCGGTGTTCGCATCCAATGTTTGATAATTGGCTTGCGAGCTGACATGAAAACGCGCATCGGAGAATACGGGCGCGAGTGATCCGTTGATCACAGGTTGAAACGTCAGTGTACCAGTGGTCATTGCCGCGTTGAGTGACCCGCTAAACCCGATTACCGAGCCGCGCCGGTGCAACCAAAACGAGGTGCTACCGAGTGTGCCGGGAAAGGTAAGCGTGCCGCCAACGTTGGTCAAGTTCGCACCAACAAATGGGAACGTCTCTACAATTTTACGTGAACCTTTATAGCCTTGTACCATATCAACACCCCCTATACAGCGATGTTATACAGCAAAGACACCGTATCGCTCGAACGTTTAACGAGTGCCATCCGCATGGTAACCACCAACATATGAGCATCATACTGATGCAAATAATCGAAGGTCACGCGCATTTGACGCCGGAAGCCCACGTACCATGATGGCTTGTGAACCAGAAGCAAGCGCCCGCGATCATTGTTGCTTGCGGTTGCGCTTACAACGCCTGTACTTGTCGCCAGTCCCATTTCCGCAGTCGGGAACACCGGAATGCCGTCAATCGCTTTTACTTCGCGGCCTTCGTAGGTTGAGCCAACACCATTAATTGATGTGACAATCGCCTCGTCAAGGCTTTCAAGTTTTAGCAAGGTTTCGGGATCGCAGTAGTACACGAGTTCATTGCGTTTCTGGAAGATGTCACGGTCTAACTTGCCGCGTGCTTCGCGGATTTTTGTTAGCGTAGGGGAGACATTTTGCATGTTCACGGCTTGCGTTGCTGCCTCGATAAGCGGAACGTGTAAGTAGCCATCACCACCACCATATAGAAAGCGCGAGACGGCGGCGACAGAAGTTGTTGCACTCGCGCCGTCGTAGTTGATGTTGGCTGAGGTCGCGGACGCATCGGCACTCAAAATCACAGCGTCGCGGGCATCTTCCATTTCGCGCACCGCCTGCTCACGCCAGAGTTGCACAACAGGGATAATGCTATCCTCATTGAGCTCCTCAGCTAACATAACCCGTAACGCCAGTTTAGCGGCGGTCATGGTTGTGTTAACTGTACCGATTTTGCTATCGGGGATCGGAGAGTTTCCGCTATCGAGATTCAGTGCGGTTTCATTTTGGGTTTCGCCCACTGCGAATACGGTGGGGTCGCTACCCTCAATCGGAAGCCTATACGGATTTGACGGCATCTCAATCACCGTGCTATTTGCAAACACAGGATTTTCAAGGCGTGGTGTCCGCCATAGATTGCTTGACCACAATTCGGGCACAAATTCGTCACCATAGCTGGCTTGCGTGCTATAGTTCAATTCGTCATCTTTGGTGGCATCACCGGATTTAATAGCGAGAGCGCGACTTGCCGCTTCACTAATCTTAATCTTCTGATCCCCAACCTTACTACTCAGAGACTTGTAAAAGGAAACCTCATCTTGTGGAATCCACTTGTTTCCCTTGCCCTGAATTTGCATCGCGGCGTCCATCACGGTCTTTAAGAAGCCCATGTCTTCGGCGCTCATGTTGTCGTATTTGTTGGAAATACGGTGGTTGAATTTCACCTGCCGATTCGGACTCGTGCGCCCAGCTACGGTTTCGGTAGCGGGTGCGCGTTGTATCGACTTGAGTTCTTTTTGCAGGTTTGCTACTTGCACTTTAAGAAGCTGTGTCGATACATCTTGCTTCGGTGCAGGGGCTTTACGGCTACCGGCGCTTTTGCCCACAGGGGGTTCAGCACTCCGGTACTCGTCATCTTGCATGACTTCTTCGTCGTCGTCATCCATGTTATCGTCGGCCATCATGCCATCGTCGGCAGGGGCTTCACCAGCGTCACCAAGTACGCCGATTACACCGAGTACTTGCTCGGCATTCAACCCGCTTTCGAGTAAGGCTTGGATGGTTGTATTATCAATCATCTTTAAACCCTTTGGTCTATGTTTCATTGCTTGCGGTAGGACAAAACTTCTATCAGTCGTTTTAGTCTCTGTAACGCTGTCCTCTTTAGCGGGTTGCTCTTTAGGCGTGGCGGTACGATCACCAAAAAACTGCTGACATTCAAATTTTAAGGCGTCCACTTTGGTGCGGACTTTTTCGGCAGGATTCGGGGTGAGTGTTCCCTCAATTAAGCCCCATTTTGTAATCTCGCCGTCGGATGTTTTATCTAATAAATGACCACTACTCCCGCTTGACCAAAACAACTTATCACGTTTGACATGGTTGTATGCTTCGGTTGCCCAATAGCGAATTTGCGGGTCGGGGTGGTCTAAATATAATTTGGCACGGGCGTATATCCCGCGATCATCTTTTTGCAGATCGTAGATTTCACCGATCTTGACGCTACCCGCTTCCCCTAAACCATGATGCAAGAGGACAGGGCGCGTTGTGTAGTATTCAAGATGGAACTCGGTATCCGGCGTAAACCATTCGCCCGCCGCGTCGCGTTGGCTCGGGCTGCCCCAATTGACGAGGTAGCCGCCGATGTCACCCGCTTTTTTGAGGGCTTTGATCGCGCCGCCTGCGTAGTATTCGGTTGGGTTGTTGCCCCAATCATACGTTGTTATCGCGTCGGGGGTTAACGTTGTTATTTCATCGGTTGTTAACGTTGTTATTTCATCGGTTGTCATGATTTATCACTCATATCACATACATGATCGGATTGACTTTTAATAAAGCTTTGAATACGGGGTAGTTCTGATTTAAAATGATTAACACAAAAGTCAATCAAGACCTGCGGGTTTTCTAAATCATCGTCGTCATCAACCCAAACAGACGTGAGAATACTGTATTTTGTAAGCATCATATTGATACTCAAATTACCGCTATCTACACCTAATTGAACATGCACGCCGCTATCTGTTAGCGGTAGTATTTGCTCCTGGATACTATCAAGTAAGGTGATCAGTGATTTATGCAGTGGTTTCATCGTACCCTCTTATCCAAAACTAAAGGCAACAAATGCCGCGTAACGGCGTACATAGGTTTCATAGTAATGCTCAGCATGGCGCTCAAGCTTCGGGGCAGCCAGTTCCCATCCCGTAGCCGCATGAAAGCGTTGCTGATACGGTTGCACGGTCTCGCCTAAGATATTGCCTAAGACATACTTTGTTGAGGCAGTAGGGTAGGACGCGGTAATCGTGACCGCTTTCCCGCTCCGGTCTATCGTTTGCTCTAAGCTCTTTGTCATGCGTCCGGTGCGCGTGTACGGCTTGCCGATGTTTGCCCAGTACCAGCGTTGTTGTTTCAGGGTATCGAATGGCAACTGCCCACCGGGATAATCCGCCGGGTAACTCCGCACGCGGGGACTCCGCCGGAACTCATCCAGATTGCGCGGACGCAACTCCTGGAAGGTTTCTTCGGCTAAGTCTAGCGCGGATTGATTATGAACTTTTAGAAAGCGTGTAAGCTGATCAACCCCTTTGTTATCAGAGGTTGCTTTCGGGGTCATCATTTTCTAGGCACTCGGGATAAGCGCCCGCGTGGGCGGCTATTGGTACTGATGGCACGGTGCTTACATAAGCCACCGTCACTACATTGTATCGCGCTCCCGTACGGGGGCATCAAGCCCGCCGCCATGATACTCCGGCGGCGGTGTCGTTGCCCGACGAGTGCCTTGCAGGTGTTGCAACTGTTCTTATCAATCGTGCCGACAATCTCCACCATGCCGTTGCGGTTGGCAGACAATAGCCCGCTATCATAGAACGGTTGCATCGACTTTCCCCACCATTGGCGCGGCTTCAATTGAATCTGCGCGTCGGATAGTTTTTCTTTGTAAACAGCAGCCGATAAGCCAACCACGTAGCTGGATTGCTCCGTGACCATACTTTCAAATACGGCGGCATCCTCAGTATTCAACTCTTCACCTTTATTTGTAATCACTCCGCCATCGGTTAAGCCTGCGCGGAACGCATCGCCGCCTAGTGTGCGGATAACGCTCTTCAAGCGGTTTGTAAAATCAATCCGCTTGAGTGTTCCCAATCGTGCGCCGTCAATGAGGGTTTTTACTTCCAATTCAAAGTTAGAACGCACGGCCTCAATCGCTTTAATCGCGCTGGCAATCTCAGCAATATCAAACGCGGCCTTAATCGCGTCCATATCTTGTCCGGCGGCGTCAAGGTTCTCGCGTAACGCGGCGGCGATGTCATCACGTATCATGTACGCTGTGAAGTCGCGCTTCTGCGCTGTGCCGTTCTTATGGAACTTGCGCCATTGCCCGATCTCGTCTAAGGCTTCCCCGTGTACTGTCTTGACTTCGATGGTTTCAATGACATCGGTATCCGGTACGAAGGTGCTGTGGCCATGCGTGTGATCGTGTTTGTGTTCCGTTTCCGGTGGCGTGAGATACACCGTGCGCGTGAGTTGTTGCGCGGGTTGCCCCTCTGGTAACTGCGGTGGGGCAGGAGGCTCAGGATAGGGTTGCGCCGTGTTCGGGGCTTCAAAGGTTGATAACTCATCCTGCGGGACGGGTATCCAACCCGACTGCATGATGAAAATATCGCCACCTTTGATTTTATCCATATCCAGTGCTTCGCGTCCCTCGTTGACGGTTGACAAACCCGCTTGCACCTTCTTGATCACAACATCGGTTTTCTCAACCACGTTCTCGACCAGAGCGAGAATGCTGGTTGCATCGAAATAGATTTCGTGATCTGTGTTGCTATCAAAGAAGGGGAGAACGTGCTTCGTCAGGTCGCGGGCATTCTGTTCGGCTGCTGGAATAATCGTTTCTTCGTAAAAGAATTGGCGTTGCTCCGGCAAGCTCTGATAGGTCGCATCGTCCCATGCGCCCGCCATCGATAGCGGGACTTTGAACGCCGCGCAGATTTCACGGCGCACGCTTTCGCGTAACTCCACGTCATCAACCGTTGGCGGGCGTTGGAATTCCTTGACATCTTTTAAGATGGTTGGTGCGAAACCAGTACGCCCGGACTTGCTTGGCCCCTTGAATTGCATATTCCAGCTCGCAACGAATTGTTCCATCTGATCCGGTGTCGGTGTGCCATCGGGGATCAAGAGTAAGCCGGGACGGGCATCGTTCTGATAAAAGGCTGCTGTGGTGCGCGAGATGTCACGGTCTATATGGATTTCTAAGAGAACGTGTTCAAACTTCGATAGCCCTCTGAAATCATCGAAATCATTATCGGTATGGATATAAGCGATTTCCTTGAAGCGTCCGCCACCTTTGCCGCGTGGCTTGTAATAGTGTGTCTGGCTTACGCCGTTCGGTGTATACCAGAACCCATCAATATAGCCGCGTGATGTATCGACATCAACATCAAGGTTATTCAATGCCCACAGTGCGCCGGGTCGCTGGTAATCGCTACTGAGTGGCTTAATAAAGACTTCCCCGAATGTCAGCAGGCGCTTTTCAAAGAGCCTCATAATATTGCGCTCTGAGTTATCCAACGCAATCGTAAACGGATGCTCCGGGATAATATCTTTCGTGTACTTATGCCGGACATGGAAATCTAGCCGCGCCATTGTATCCGCCCGCAGGTTGATACAGTTCGCAGCCCACACGGATGCAATCGCCGCCTTCGCATACATCTCCGCATTATGATATAGATGCGATAAACCCACCGTCCGCATGTAATTGGTATCAATCAAGCCATTCGATTTCAGCGTGCTAAGTTTGCCGTTGCCGTTGAGATAGAATGCTAACGGGTCAGCAGAACGCGATGCGGGTTGCGCTTTGGTTTCGGTTTTTCGGGAAAATAGATTGCGTAAGAATGCCATTTAAGTCCAATGGAATGTAAAGGATGGTAGGTTTTCAAGGTGCATAACGATATAGCGTAGCGCGTCCATGCCGTGATTGTTTAAATCCAACGGCACTTCCTTATCCGCTTTACCATCTTTGCTCGGCGGCCACGCATATACCGGGAACTCATGCTCGGTGCTGCATGGGTGCAAGTCGCCGGGGTACTCGCGATATAAGTCACGGTCTGCCTCGATGCACGCGCCCTCAGTGATATACAATCTAGGCTTGCCATCACCTTGCACGTTAAGCCGTTCCTCGACTGCCTGAATGCCGACGCGAATATCTTTTTTCGCGGCTATCGTATGCAATCCGGCTTCGTGTAGGGTGGCTCGATCTTCGGCGTCGTGGTCTGCGATGATAGCGGTTATCTGCTTGCCTTCAATCATTTTCTTGATGTCGGGAATATGCGCGTTCACGGTGCGCTTGGTCATGTAGATTTCTTGCCATAGGTACAAGCGCCCATCTCTGTCCACGCCCCACAATTGGCACACAAAAGGATTGGTATATCCGAAGTCGATTGCAAGGTACCAGCTAACGATTTCCGGTGCATCCTCGCGTTTGATGCGGTGTGTGTCTTGCAGGTACTCGTAAACCACGCCCTCAGCCGCTACCCATTTACCTTTGAAGCCGCGCTCCTTGCGTATCCCTGTGAGGCTGCTCAAGATAGCAATGGTTTTCTTGCCCTGCGTTGTCCACTCTTGCTTCTGTTGGTCATACAAGGATGGGTTATGCTGGTGCAATTGCTCAAAGAGTTCCAGCGGCGCACGGTGTAGAATCCAGTGTTGCGGGTGCGCTGGGTTGCAATCCCCCATGACCTGCGTATACGGTGCGTTGCCGGCGCGTCCGGTGCAACGACCGACGAGTTTCTCCCATGCGTCAAGTGTGATTTCTTCGGCTTGATTCACGTATCCAAAATCGAATTCGCCGGATAGAATCTTGTCAGGGTTATCCATACCGACCACCAGCAAATTAGACCCGTTGGGATACTCATAGAATTCCGGCTTGCTTTTGCCATACTTGCGAATAGGGGAGTGCGGGCTATCGGGATGTGTCGGTAATACCTTGTTTTCGTAGGTCACAATCGCAGTCGATAGCAGGCTCTTATAGGTTTGCCGTGTAATGAAGGCGCGGGCGTTCGGATACTTGACTAAGACTGCATGAAGTTTGAGCAGGGCAGCATACGTTTTTCCGGTTTCGTAAGGGCCGGATAATATCACCTCTTGCCCCTTGTACTTCCAGAACTTGTCAGCGCCACCGTATAGCTTCGGTGCGCCTTGCAATCTATCGTAGGCTAGAATCATACATCGTCTAGCGATTGTGCGCTTTTAAAGATAATCGCGCCACCGTCCGCGCCCGTGACTTCGGTGCGCTCTGCGTACCCGCGTTTACGCATAGCCGGGTGGGTTTTGGCAAGGAATATCAAAGCGGTAATATTCGGGTCTTTGTTTTCTTTCGAGTTACCGAATGCCTCTGATAACAAAGTCGCCTCGATACGGTCTCCAAGTGACTCGCGGGCGTCGTCTAATGCTTCCCGAACTGTGACATATTTCTCGATGTAATTGTAAACCGTTTTGCGTGTGCAACCCAAGCGACGGGCAGCGTTTGTTACCATACCCTGTGATTCAGTTAACGCGCTTGCGACTTGCTCCGCCGTGTATTTGCTACTCATTTAATAGTGTGTAATCCGTATAGTGTCAACTTCGTAGGGCGTGCCATCTGCTATCTAGCTTTCATTGGTTTGCTTGTGTGCTTGTAATAAGCGGCTAAGTAGGAATTGAACCTCTGCTTCTGACATGGGATGCCAACGTGCTACCATCGTACACCATAGCCGCATGGTTATTCTGTTTTCTTTGGATACGGCTTCGCAAGCGGTGCTATCTGCTTACGCATCGCCTTATCGAGTGGATAGAGATAGCGATGTTTGCCAAGTAATGGTATCTGCTCACAGTCTTCATGTTTCGGGACGGCGCGATACTCCCCGTACTGGCGTTTCACGCCAGTACGGGACACTTGGCGGCTATGCCATTCGCGCCCATTCTTATCCACATAACGAATGTCAGCACTTGTAGCACCTGAATAAATCCAGTTGCCAGCCTGATAAATTACACCTGTGTGACCTTCGTTCGGGTCGGCATAACTAATAATCAAACGCAGTGAGGGCGTTACTTTTGATAATGTCTTAATCGCAATCGCCATGATTTTAGTTACTGATGTCACATGGTTACTGAGCGCAATGCGGGTTAACTCGCAACCTTGTGTTTGCTCTAATTGGAAAGGCTTTAGTAGATTACTGTTGCCACCCCGACTAAATAGGATGCAACCGATGTACTTGTTGTTCTCCCATACACCGAACTTAACAACCGGTGGAGTAGGCATAGAACCACTGTAATGCCACTTCTCAACAGCATACTTTGCTGCCTGATGGCTACAGGGGGCAACCAATAATTTAACTTTCGACATCACGCAAATCAAAGGTTTCACCACAGCATGGGCAAGTAACCATCTTCGGTTCTAATTGGTCAAGTCGGGGTTGTTCGCTCATATCAACAGGCATAAAGTCCGGCGGGATAATCCCCATGTCCTCTGCCATCCCCGCCAACATCGCCTGCAAGCGTTCGTCATCGGTGTTCACAGATTGCAGGAGGGCATCGGTTGCGTCGGTGTCATAGATAGCAAGTTGGGTTATCCAATCGAATGAGGCAAGGAATAACTTGGCTTCATCGGCTGTGATGTCTACCTCGATAACCGGAATCAGGGCGCTATCATCTTTTGTCAGCAGTTCCTCAACCCTAGCATGACCGTCTAGCATGAAGC